ATCGCGCCGAACGATGGACCGCTCAACTCGATGTTGATCTTCCACTCGTAGTTCTTGACGTCGCTCATCGAGTGCGCTCCCTGAAAAAGCCCACGCTCATTTTTTTGGTGACGCGCTGCTGCATCTGCTCGCCGTTGCGATGGGTCCAAGTCAGGGTGACCTCATCGCCGTCGTCGTAGGACCAGCAACCGTCGAAGACCTGATCGTTATCGCCAGTGATTCGAGCCTGTCCCTGATTCACATCGAAAGGGCATGGGTTGGCGGTGAGGGTGATTTCAGAGTGCTTCAGTTTCGCGACCATTACCTCGTCAGCAGCGAACGCTGATGAGGCAACAGCGAGCAGCAGGATTGCGATGCGTTTCATGTGTTCTCCTTATGGTTTCGGTTCAGGTGATCAAGTAATGCATTGGCCTCGTAGAGGAACACCACGTGCGCGATCCACTCGCCCTTGGGGTGCTTCGCGTCAGGGGGCGCGACGATCCACCACCCCTTGTAGTCCGCTGCCCTCATCGTGTACATGGTGATCCCTCGTAGGTAGGTAGACGGAGTCTGACACTAGGTATCAGACTCTGTCAACATCAGCCAGCCGTGGCGCTGTGACCGCATACCGGGCACTGCAGGCCGTCGTGCTCGCTCGCGCGATCAATCCACGAGGTGGTCATGCGGAACACCGCACCGCAGCCCTTGGCGTCGTCGCACACGCACTTGATCAGGTACGACGGCTTGGGTCCCTTGTCGTCGATTGTGAAGTCAACTGCGGCGTGCGGGTACGGGCCCAGCTTCGATGCCATGTGCTGCAGCTTCTTGAGCAGCACCGGGCCAGCGGTCGTGTTGGTCGGCTTGCCGACGTGACCGATGGAGTACACGATGCGCGCGAACTGGATGCGGTGTCCGTGCTTGCAGTCATCGATTGCGTGGCACAACTCGTGCGACAGCACATCGAGCGCAGCCACCGGGTCAGCGATACGGGGCGAGATGAATATCTCGTTGATGCCCGCATCCGATGAGATACGCGTCCAGCACTGGCCTATCGTGCCCTTCTTGTTGCCGCTGCGGCCACCGGGCCACGAGCACGACACCTTCACCGGCGGCAGCGTGTGGCCTGCAGCTTTAAAGGTGGACGTCAGCTTGCGCACGCCGCGCTCCAGCCACAGTTCACGAGTTAGCTTTGTCATCTTCATTCTCCTTAGGGTGCTCAAGTAGGTAGCGTCCGCTGTCGAGCAGGAACCGCAGACGTAGTTCGGCGGCGAGACACTCGGTCCACGCCTTATCAAGCTCTTCGCTCATAGCGACACCAGCTTGCCGTCCACCCACGCGTTCTTGACGGGCTCGTCGGACTCGACCACGCGTGTGTCACGCACCGCCATCCAGCGACCCTCAAGGTCGTTGACTGCGGCCTGCGCCTCTTCAGCGGTGGCGAAGCTGGTGGCGTTGCCGTACCACTTGCCGCTGCTGTCGGCGATCACTTCAGGTTTGAAGCTCATGCTGCCTCCCGGTTGAATTTGCGCCCGACGATCTTCCACTTGGCACCGATGATGTAGGTGCCGTTGTCGCCGTTGTCGGTGTCCAGATCGACAAGGACGCCGACGCCGACACTCGTTTCCTGCTTCGCTCCCACGTGGTTGCAGCAGGCCTCCACGAGACGCGCGAAGGCGTAAGAGGGATCACCCTCTGGATCACGCGCGTAGCTGGCGGCGTCCTTCAGGATGGCCTCCACCGACTTCAGGCTGCCGTGCCAGTGCAGGTACACACCGACGCTGTTGGGGTTGAGGTCCTTGTCGAACGTAAGCACTGCTCTGTTGCCCATGTCATTCTCCTTATGTGACTTTGAAGGTGCCGTCCGACTTGCGGACGACGGTTGAAAAACGCTTGCGTGTGGCCGGGTCCATCACGACCGGGAAGCGCTCGCCCACTTTGATGTCGAAGCCGGTGAAATAGCGCTCGTTGCGGATCGATGGATCGTGGAAGCCCACGTTGGTGGGCTCAGTGTTGAGGGCCTCCTGCAGCACCCCCTTCGAGGTGCCGTGCCGTGCCGTGATCAGTTGGATGGTCATTCGGTTTTCCTTAGTGGTAGTGACAGACGGAGTCTGATGGATGCTTTAAAGCTTGTCAAGCGGTTTTGATTTGCGCACCAGATTGGCCGCGTACACGTGCTGCCTGCCGCTGGAGTAGTAGCCGTAGTTCTCCAGTTGCTTCGCGATGTTCACGCAGATGTCAGCCATGGTGTGGGCCTTGCGGTCGCGGTAGGCGAGTGCGGCATCACGCAGTTCCTTCGGGCTTGGGACGCAGTCGGTGTGTTTCATACCGGGCAGTCCACGTTGTTCTGCGCGGTGTCGAGTGCGGCGTCGAACATGGCCTGCCGCTCCTCCTCGGTCAGGTCATCGGGCCCCTCGACGTCCTTGCGCTTGGTGTGCGCGCCGCAGGTCTCGCAGTCCTCGACCAGTTCCTCCGGCAGGTCGCTGACCGCCGTCTCGCTGTCCACGTAGTCGCTCGCGTCCATCCCCTCGATGTCGCTCTTGTCGGAGTCGAGCGAGTCGGCCCAGTCGTTCAGGCTGTCGCGCTTTTCCTCCATCTCGTCCGCGTTGGGCACGCGGTTGCCGTTGCCGGTGGTCGCCTCGGCTGCATCGTTATATTCGTCAGCAACAGCCCTAATCGCGTCCACAGCCTCATCGAGGGCGGTGGTGAGGTCATCGATAGTCCCGGCGGCGCTGATCGCAGCCTGCAGGCTTTCTGAGGCCTCGTAGGCACCTGCCATCTTGCTGGTCGTTAGCTGGCTCTGCTTCGGGGGCGTCTTGCTCATCTGCTTGGTGCCCCGGAACCCGGGCGTCCAGTAGTAGTAGGTGTCGCCCTTGCTGATGCCGTGCTGCGGGTAGTCCTTGTTCGCTTTAGCGGTGAATACGCGTGCCATGGTCATGCTCTCCTGATCATTCTTGCTTCGCCACCGACGACGATGTCGGTCATCCAGCCTGCCGACACCAGTAGCTGCCACTGGTGCGAGTGGTACTGCACGTAGCAGTAGACATATTCGTGAGTCATAGCTGGTCCCCCTGCTTGATGGTCAGGCCCGCTTCCTCGATGCCGACCACGATGTTGTCGATGTAGCGGTGCTCGACCGCGAAGCAGCGCCCCAGCCACTGGGTCTCGGGGTCCGTGATGTTCTCGGTAACCCACACCTTGGCCCCGTCGCTGACGGGCATGAAGAGCGACACGGTGCCGCCGTCGTACATCATCCAGAAGTCCTCGTTCATGCTGCCTCCAAGAGCTTGAGCACTGCGGCGCGATCAACACCCCGGCAGCCGTTGCCGGAGTCACGCCACTGGTGGCCGAAGAAGGTGCCGTGCTTGCTGCGGTCGAACTCGGCGAAGGTCTCGCCGTAGGTGACGTAGAAGGAATCGGGCTTGCCCGCCTTGCGCCAGTCGCTCACGATCTGGGCCGCACTCGGGCGGCGGCCTTGGTTGGTGTAGTCGAATTTCATGCTCACACTCCTTGGTAGTGGGCTTCGACGATCAGGTCGGCGGCCAGCTTGCGCAGGTGCTCGATCTGGGTGATGTAGGCGTGCTGCAGGGTGCAGACGATGCCGCGCTCGCCCGAGCCGTTGTAGATGCGATCAGCGGCCAACTGGGCACACCATACGAACAGGTAGATGCTGGCGCTGCGCAGGGTGCTCACGGCTGGTGAGCCGTCGTTCTGAATCCGAATCGGCAGCGTTGCCACGGTGACGATGAAGGCATCGCGGTCGCCGTTGGACAGGCGGTCAAGCTCTTCCTGCAAGCGGTTGGCGTCCTGCAGGAACACGTTCGAGAGTCCTTCGAGGGTGGTGGGGATCGCGTCGCGCATCAGAGGGTCCTTTAAAGTGGTTGTGGTAGTGACAGACGGAGTCTGATGCACAACACAAGGACCTGTCAAGCGATATTTTCAGACGGCGTCTTACTATCGCCGAACGCTGGGCGATAGAAAAAGACAATGGGGCTCCCCGACGAAGGTGGACTGGCACTACAGGGGGTGTGGGGTGGGGCTCGGCCCCGCTCCCTTGCGGGAGGGGGCGTTGCCTTTTCAGAAACTGGGGACTACTGTTGCTGGGTCTGGTCGGGGAACTGGACGGCAGCAGCATTCACCCAGTGAAGCGAGTCGAATCTACTGCTAACAGTTCCCATCTGTCAACCAGACCGCTCATTCGTCGGGGCTTGATTGGCGGGAATGAGGGATACCGGCTCGTGAAGGTGAAGCCTGAGAGGCCGGTCAGGTGGCGAAGATAGATGCCTGTGGCTGAAAGTCTGTCGGACCGATTGCGACGCCATATCGGGGAAGGTTGTCTTTGCTGCATTGCGGCGGCGAAGATAGCTGGACCTATGCTCAACCACTCGGGGACTTAAGGGCAAAGACTAAAAAAACCCAGCAGCATTCACTACGGAGTGAGGGTGACCCAGAAGCCAAAGCTGAGAGCCTGCAGGGATTGCCGCAGGTGGTACAGGCACAAGAACCCGGGCGCACGCAAGCCTTGGCCTGATCACATCTTGTTCCATGGTGTTGGGAGGCTTTGTCCCAAGCATCGAGCGATGGCTACTGAGGGCAGCGCACGCGCGAAGGAGAAACGAGGGCTGCGTGCCCCTGAGTGGGCAGATAGAAAGGCTATTCTGGCCGTCTATGAGGAGGCCGCTGTGTTGCGATCAGAGGGAGTGCGTGTCCATGTCGATCACGTCATCCCACTCCTTGGAAAGCGAGTCAGTGGATTGCACGTGCCGGGGAACTTGCAGATCATCCCTGCAAGCCAGAACATAAAAAAAGGTAACAGGTGGGTAGAGCCATGATCGAAGTACCCGGACACAAACCTGACAGCCGCGACACGCAGGACTGGCCCGATAAGCCGGTGGTCCTGCTGGACGTGGTGCTGGTGGGCTGGATCACTGAAGACGGCTTCTCGGCCCTGCTGGGCAACCGGCCAGTGCGCCCGGGTGCGAACCTGTACGCACTGCGGGGCGACGTCACGGACGCCAAGCTCGCACAGAGAGCGCAGCCACAATATGCGGAGAGTGAACTTGCGAAAGCGTGGGCCACTATCTCTGCCCTCGAAACTCAGTTGGCACAGAGAGCACAGCCACAAGCGGAGCCGGATTTAGATGCTGCACAGCCGGATGCGGGATGGAATGCAGCAATAGAGGAGTGCGCTCGTTTGGTTGGGCTTAACTATCCAATCAAGGGCGCAGACTCAGCACGAGCTTTTGCTAAAGAATTGCGCGGGCTAAAGCAGAGAGCACAGCCACAAGCTCTATCCGTAGATGCCACACAGCACGCCGATGGCCGTTGGTGCCAAGACTTGCATTGCAGTAAGTGCTATTCGGCGGATACGTGGCAGAAGGCACAGAGAGCACAGCCACAAGCGGAGCCGGTGGCGTGGCAAAGTCAAGAACATGGCGATGACCAGTGGTACCCGATTGGCGAGATAGCCTTCGGAGTAAATCCGCAGCGCTACAAATACCGTGCGCTCTACGCCGCCCCAATAGCACAGCCACAAGCGGAGCCAGAAGGTTGCGATGATCCATATGGCTATGGTTATTTCAGTCCAGACGAGCCACAAGCGGAGCCTAGTTGGAATTGGGGCAGTGACCATCCGTCACCCCTGAAGGAGACGCTTTAAACCAAGGTCCACTATCCACCCACCCCCAATGGGTGTAGGCTCGCGCGCCAACCGGAACCAAAAAGTGCCGCGCGCTCAAGCACTTGAGAAATCAATTGAAATCCTCAAGACAGCACAGGCTGAGGCCCGCTCTCGCATCCAAGTCGGCAAGCTCGTGTCCAGAATGCAAGGCATCGCCAATGGTGAGGTCAAGGGCGAGGCAGCACTGCTGTCAGTCCAGAGACAGGCCGCCAAGGACCTGCTGGCGTTCTGCCTGCCGGTGCTGTCCAGTGTCGAGCAGGACGTCAAGGTCGAGTCCAGCGTCCACATCACGGTGGAGTTGATCCGGTAGATGCCCAGCAAGACCCCAAAGCAGGCCCGCTTCATGGCAGCAGTGGCACATGGCTTCGAGCCCAGCGACGTGCCAGCGCCGCCCGTAGCGGTCGCCAAGGAGTTCAACAAGGCCGATCAGGGCACGAACAGGCTCAAGCAGGCCATGCGAATCAAGAAGTTACGCCGATGACTGACGACACTGGCAGGGCACAGGACCGCAGGCTCATGTGGCTGATCGCTGGCGTGCTGACCCTGATCGTGGTAACCATGCTGGCGGTGGCGGTACTGGTATGAGCGCGCTCTCGTTCTACACCCGGCCCAAGTACTTCTGCGCCCACTGCGGCAGTGCAACAGAGGAAGAGATTGACATCGAGGTTGACAGCGGCGGCACGCGCTCGATCTGGTGCAACAACAAGCCCTGCCAGCAGTACAACAAGCGTGCCCGGGTGCAGGACGCCATCTACACCATGGTGGCCGACAAGCTGCAGGCCGAGCCCACCGATCCAACGCTGGCGCTGCCTCTCGGGTCCGAGCCCGACGATCCGAATGGACGGTGCTAACACCGTCAAGATCACCCTACCGCACAAGTTCACACCCAGAGAGCTTGGTCAGAAGAGCGCGATGCGCTACTTCGACAATGGTGGCCTGCGTGGCGTGTACTGCTGGCCGAGGCGCTACGGCAAGGACCTGACCTTCACGCACGAGACGCACAAGCTGTCTCAGCTACGCACCGGCATGTACCTGCACATGCTGCCCAACCACAAGCAGGCCCGCAAGGTGATCTGGGACGGCTTCACCAACGATGGCGTGCCCATCATCGACGCCGTGTTCCCGGGCTCGACCCGGGTCAGCAAGAACGACACCGAGATGAAGATCAGGTTGCGCTCCGGCAGCCTGTGGCAGCTTGTGGGCAGCGACTACTACGACTCGATAGTGGGAGCCAACCCGGTCGGGCTCGTGATGTCTGAGGCCGCCCTGAGCGATCCTAGGGCATGGAACTACTTCCGGCCCATGCTGGCAGGCAACGGGGGCTGGGCTGCGTTCTTCAGCACCCCGCGTGGCCGCAACTGGTTCTGGGAATTGCTGCGGTACGCCAAGACCGACCTGATGTGGGACTGGTCGCACCTGACAGCCAACGAGACACAACATATAGCGCCCGAGGTGCTGGCCGCCGAGCGCAGGCAGATGCCGGACGAACTGTTCAGGCAGGAGTACCTGTGCGACTTCAGTGCCGCCAACGTGGGTGCGATCTTCGGTCGCTACATGGAGGCCGCCGAGAAGGAGGGCCGCATCGTCGAGTCACTGGCAGCCGATCCACTGTCCGATGTGGTGATCAGCAGCGACATCGGGATACGCGACAAGGCCTCGTGGGTCTGGTGGCGCGTGATGAGTGGAGGCTTCGAGATATTCGACTACGACGAGGCGACCGGGCTCGACGCCGAGGAGTGGATCGACCGGCTGGGCAAGAAGCCACGCGCCAAGTACCTGTACCTGCCGCACGATGCGAAGGCGCGCTCGTTCCAGTCACGCCACAGCACAATCGAGATATTCCTGAAGCAGGGTGGACACCTCGCCGAGAACATCGTGTGCAACGCGCAGCGCAAGAAGGCCGACAGCATCAACGCCGGACGCAAGGTGCTGCGCGTCACGCGCTTCGATGCCAGCAAGTGCCATCTGCTGATCGATGCCTTGAACTTCTATCACTACGAGTACGATGAAGAGCAGCGCATCTTCAGCCAGAACCCGGAGCACGACTGGTCATCGCACGCGGCGGATGCGGTGATGGAAGGTGCGGCGGTGCTGCACGACTACGTGGCCCCAGAGCCACCGCCGGAGCCCGCCAAGCAGTACGCAGAGCCGATGAACTACCAGTTCAGGCTCGATGATTTGTGGAAGACGGTAGGACCGTCACAGGGGCCACGGAGGGTGTAGATGCCGGAAGCAATCGAGGAAGGTAAACCCGGAGCAGCAGCCAAGTACAACCCGGAGGAGTCGGCCCAGCGCTGGGAGAAGGAACTGCAGGCGGCGAAGAAGGAACTGTCGAAGTTCCACGAGAGCGCACGCAAGATCACCAAGAAGTACTTGGACAAGCGTGACGACTTCGACACCGACACTGCCTTCAAGCTGAACCTCTTCTGGTCCAACATACAGGTGCTGAAGTCATCGCTCTACGCGAAGCCACCGCGTGTGGATGTCAGCAACAGCTTTAAAGACAGCGACGATGATGTGTCGCGCGTCGCGGGCAACATCCTTGAGCGCATGCTCAATCACTCCATCGAGAAGGACAACAGCGACTTCGAGACGTCGTCGCAGTTGGGAGTGGGCGACTACCTGATCATCGGCATGGGCCAAATCTGGTACCGCTACGAGGTCGAGACGGGCATGCAGATGACGGAGCCCGTGAAGGACCCGATGAATCCCGATGTGATCATCGTGCCCGCCAAGGAGTACGAGGCGATCACCTTCGAGGACTGCCTGACCGAGTACGTGTTCTGGGAGGACTTCTGGTGGTCGCCTGCACGCACATGGGATGACGTGCGCTGGGTCGCGCGCCGGGTCTACATGAACAAGGAGCAGCTACGCAAGCGCTTCGGTGACAAGATCGCGGAGCAGGTGCCGGTATCGAAGCAGAGGAAGAACGCCGACTCCTCGCAGCCGCAGAACGATCCATGGAACAAGGCGGGCGTGTTCGAGATATGGGACCGCACCACCAAGAAGGTGTACTGGCACGTGCTTGGCATGCACACCGTGCTCGACGAGAAGGACGACCCTTTAAAGCTTGAGACGTTCTTCCCGTGCCCGCCGCCGCTGGTATCGAACCCGACCACATCGAACGTGATGCCGCGCGCCGACTACCAGTTGGTGCAGGACCAGTACGACCAGATCGATGAACTGACCACGCGCATCACGTACCTGACGCGTGCCGCGAAGGTGATCGGTGCCTACGACAGTTCATCGACCGAGCTTGGACGCATCTTCAACGAGGGCATGTCT